GCAGACTACGCAGCCGTGACGTCGAGATCGCCTGCCGCGATTCTTAGAACGTCTGAAACTTGGATGGTTTTTGCTACAGCGAAACTTCCATGCAAAAGCATATTACCACCTGTGGATGCATCCCAGATAGACCAGAAACCTATGCTACCCCAATCTGAGGTAACGCAGGCTGGAAAATCGATGACACTGGTATTATCCGATGCCCCGCCTGACGCAGCATCAAATGCAACCAGAACGCGAGTATAGCCATTGCCGGTGAGTTCTGTGCCCGAGCCGTCTTCGCCCATAGAGGCAACAGACAGGCCAAGGTACACACCACCACTTTGACGTGCAGTAGGAAGTGAGAAGTCACCCACTCCGAGTATCAAATCCAAGATTTCATTTTCTAAATAGTTTGACATTGCTGACATTTGATCAGTCCTTACATTTCATGTTTTGTTTATCGACGGCCAGTGACAACGACATCGAGATCGAAGCCGCTCAGAGCAAAGTCTTTGTTGTCATCAAGGGTCATTTGGTAGCTGAGATACCTGCCTCCTTGGCGCGTATCGAGCTTGTGATCAACACTGGTATCGAGCGTCTGTTGAACCCCGTAATTTGGCACGTCAGGGGCCAAAGGCGTCGAACCAAACGTAAAATTGAAGGTTTTGTCAGTGTTGGCGGTGACCACCTGTGGCGTGATCTTGTTGATCACCTTATATCCAACAAGCGGTATTTCAACCTCGTCCAGATCTATGCCGGTTCGCGCCACAAAAGGACTTGCGGTAGCAACAGGATCGAGGGGTTGGCTCAAAGAGCCGGTATCGCTTAGATCTACTCCATAGAGCTTGGGCACTGTGATGGCCTTGCCTGCAGCGTTCACAGCTTCCGTGTTGTTTGCGATGGAGGCCATGATGGCGTGGCGGTCAAAGCCAGCATCTTGCGCCGCGTAGGTACCCCCAGCGGTATCGTAAACGAGGGTCGTGGTGTCATAGGTCCTGACGCTGTTTATGTTAGCTGTGGTCGCCGAGACGCAATGTGGCAGATCCATAAACGACCACGTATTGTATCGATAGTTGTAGACAGCGGCTCGGTTGGCACCGACCGGCGCAAAGGCTGGGCGATCTGTGGTCATATCGTCGGAGCTAGGATAGCAGAAATAGATCTCGGACAGCGGGTGGTTATGATACGTGAAACAATGGTGCGTTGCTGAGTTGTCGAGGGCATTAAAGATATAGTCTCTTATGCGATCATCGACCAAGCTCTCGCGTGTTGTGCCGTCGTGGCTCCAGATATCGTCCGTGTCGAAGACGTAGTGCTTGCCTTGTACCTCAACGACGCAGTTTTGGCTGATAATCCCACATGAACTGAAGATCTTGCGGAAGTTGTGGATGAATGCGCCGCCAACAAATTCCATCAACCAAACTTGGTCATTACTGTAGATGATAAAGTTGGTGCTCAGGCTAAGGCCATCGACGATAGGGGTCTCCATTTGGATGATGTCGTTGGTACCTGCGCTCTTTGTCGGATCTGCCTCGTTCCAAGATGTAGGTATCTGGTTTGGCAAGGCAATGTCGGAGAAACGGACGCGGTTGGGATAGCTGGTGCCATCCTCTGTGGTGTTTAGTGCTACGAGGAAATCGCCATAGGTACGCAACGCCTTAGCTCGGTAGCTGTTAGGCCAAAAG